CCTCATGCTGGGCCCGGTGCTGGAGCGGTTGCACAACGAGCTGCTCTCGCCGCTGGTGGACCTGACGTTTGACCGCTGCCTGGAGGCCGGCATCCTGCCGCCCGCGCCCGCGGAGATCGCCGGCACCGAGCTCGACATCGAGTTCATCAGCGTGCTGGCCCAGGCGCAGCGCGCGGTCGCGGTCAACGGCATGGAGCGACTGCTCACCACCGCGGTGAGCCTGGCGCCGGTCAAGCCTGAGATCCTCGACAAGATCAACTTCGACCAGGTGATCGACGACATGGGCAACGCCTTCGGCGTCAACCCGGCGATCGTGGTGCCCGACGCGCAGGCCGCCGAGGTCCGCGCTGCTCGCGCCCAGGCCATGCAGGCGCAGCAGTCGGCCGCCACCGCCCCGCAGGTGGTGGAGAGCGCCAAGACCGCGAGCGAGATCAACACCGACCAACTGCGCGACGTGATGGGCATGCTGCAGGGCTACTCNAGCCCGAGCCCCGCGATGGTCGAGTGAGCGTGTCCGTCTGAGCGCGGCGCGTGTCTACGATGCGCCCGTCAATCATGCGAGATCCGATGGACCTGCGAGGCCAGGAACGCGAGGCTGAAAGCGAAGAGCTGGTGGCCCGCGAGAAACGTCGCAAGGAGCTGGAGGACCTCAAGTGGCTGATGGCCCACCCCCAAGGACGGCGCATCGTGAGTCGTCTGCTGGAGGAGGCCGGTGTCAACCGCACCACCTTCAACCATAGCGGCAGCGTTATGGCGTTCAACGAAGGCAAGCGGCACGTCGGTCTGTACCTCACGGCAGAAGTGCTCGAGGCCTCGCCCGAGGGGTACTTCAAGCTCCTCAAAGAGTACCAGGGCAAAGATGGATGACTCGACCACGGTGACCAGCACACCTGCCAACGACGCTGGGGAACCGAAACCAAGTGATGGACAAGCCGCTGCACCCGCGGCGGACAGCGCGAGCGCAACGCCCGCGGCGGACCCCAAGGCCCCCGAGGCCACGGTCCCCGAGGACTACACGCTCTCGATGCCCGACGGGGTGGAACTCGACAGCGTTGCGGCTGACGAGTTCAAGGCGATCGCCAAGGAGCTCAAGCTCGACCAGGCGAGTGCGCAGAAGGTCGCGGACATTGGCGCCAAGATGGCCCAGCGTCAGGTCGAAGCGCACACCAAGCTGGTGGAGACCTGGGTGGAGCAGGTCAAGGCCGACAAAGAAGTCGGCGGCGACAAGCTCACCGAGAACCTGGCGGTGGCCAAGAAGGCGCTCGACACCTTCGGCACGCCCGAGCTGCGCGACGTGCTGAACAGCACCGGGCTGGGCAACCACCCCGAGGTGATCCGCGCGTTCTACAAGGCCGGCAAGGCCATCAGCGAAGACCGGTTCGTGCCCGGCAGCCCCAAGGGCGCCGAGACCGACCCGGCCCGAAAACTGTTCCCCAACATGACCTGAAAGGCACACCACCATGGCTACCCTTGCAAGCAACAACCCGACGTTGATCGACGTCTCCAAGCGTCTGGACCCGGACGGCAAGATCGACACCATCGTCGAGCTGCTCAACCAGTCCAACGAAGTCCTGTCCGACATGTCCTGGGTCGAGGGCAACCTGCCCACCGGCCACAAGTCGACCGTGCGCACCGGCCTGCCCACCCCGACGTGGCGCAAGCTCTACGGCGGCGTGCAGCCGGGCAAGAGCACCACCGCGCAGATCACCGACTCGTGCGGCATGCTCGAGGCCTATGCCGAGGTCGACAAGGCCCTGGCCGACCTGAACGGCAACACCGCCGCGTTCCGCCTGTCGGAGGACGCCGCGCACATCGAGTCGATCTCGCAAGAGCACGCGAGCACTTTGTTTTACGGCAACGAGGGCACCGAGCCCGAGGCGTTCACGGGCCTGGCCCCGCGCTACAACTCGCTCAGCGCCCAGAACGCGGACAACATCATCGACGCCTTCTCCGGCTCCGGTGGTGACCTGACCTCGATCTGGCTGTGCGTGTGGGGTCCGCAGACCGGGTTCGGGATCTACCCCAAGGGCTCGCAGGCCGGCCTGCAGATGTCCGACAAGGGCCAGGTGACGATCGAGAACGTCGACGGCAACGGCGGCCGCATGGAAGGCTACCGGACGCACTACCGCTGGGACGCNGGNCTNGTGGTGCGCGACTGGCGCTACTTCGTGCGCATCGCCAACATCGACATCTCCGAGCTCGGCACGATCGCCAATACCAAGAACCTGATCAACTGGATGGTGCAGGCGACCGAGCGCGTGCCCAGCTTCGGCAAGGGCCGCGCCGTGTTCTACATGAACCGCACCCTGCGCGAGAAGCTGCGCCTGGGCATCCTCGAGCGGGTGAGCTCCAACCTCACCTGGGAGACGGTTGAAGGCAAGCGCGTGATGACGTTCGACGACATCCCCGTGCGCCGCACCGACGCCCTGATCAACACCGAGACCCGCGTGGTTTGATAGGCCCGCAGCTCTGAATCCTGAAAGGAACCCATCATGATCCTCGACGAACGCACTGAGTTCTGCGACGCCACGGCGTTGAACACCGGCGCCGCCGGCAGCTACCTGATCGGCGACGTGGTCGACCTCTCGGTCGCCCGCGACCTGGGTGGCGACATGGCCCTGTACCTGGTGGTGACGGTCGGCACGACCGCCACCTCCGGTGGCTCGGCCACGGGCACCTTCAACCTGGTGACCGATGACAACGCCTCGTTGTCCTCGCCCACCACGCTGGTGTCCTCGCGCGCCTGGCCGGTGGCCAGCATGACCGCCGGCACCACGCTGATGGCCGTGCAGCTCCCGATGGAAGGCACAGCGTATGAGCGCTACATCGGCATTCAGCAGGTGACCGGCACCGCCGCGTTCACGGCCGGGACGGTCAACGCCTTCCTGGTTGACGACGTGGCCCGCTGGAAGGCCTACGACAGCCCCTCGCAGGCTTGAGTAGGTAGCCCATGAAGAAAGTCGTGGCCACCTCGATGGGCTTCTACCAGGGAGCCCGTGTCCGTCCCGGCACAGAGCTCGAGGTGCCCGACGACTTCAAGGGCTCGTGGGTGGCGGCGGTCGGTTCCCCGGCCGCCGCGCCCGCCAAGCCGAAGCCCCGCGCCGAGCCGAAGACCTTGTCCGAGATGGCCAAGGCCCCGGCCAAGTCCGCGAGCGACATCGTCTAAGGCAGCATGGCCACGGTGGCGCCGGTCACGACGTTCCCGTTCGAGACCTCGCTCGACGTGGCCGTCACCACCTGGGCCGGCCTGGCCCAGGACGACGACGGCGCGCCGGTGCGCCTGGCGGTCTACTCCGACCGCTCGATCCAGGTGCTGGGCACGTTCGGCGGCGCTTCCGTCACCATCGGCGGCAGCAACGACGGCGTCACCTACCACGCGCTGACCGACACCTCGGGCAGCGCCCTCACGCTCACCACCGGCACGCTCAAGCAGATCGTCGAGCTGCCGGTGTACCTCAAACCCCGCGTGTTCGGCGGCAACGGCACGACCAGTCTGACCGTAGTCCTCGCCGGCCGCCGATCCATCTGACCATGCCTGACCTCAAAGGCCAAGAAGGCGAACTGCGGTTCAAGGTGCAAGTCACCCGCGCCGCAACCGGTTTGATCGAAGAGTACGAACTCGTCGGCAAGATCACGCACGAAGAAGCGCAACAACTCGGATTGACACAGGAGCCAAACGATGGCCGTAACCCACAGCAGCACGGCGCGTGACGCCGCCACCAACGCCGTTGTCGACCTGCTCGACGGCGCGGGCAGCAAGCTCGTCTTTCGCACCAGCCCGTCCAGCGTAGCCAGCCCTGGCACGGCGGTGGCGACGTTGACGTTCGCTACCCCCGCGTTCGGCGCGTCCAGCAGCGGCACGGCCACGGCAGGCACCATCACCAGCGACACCAACGCCACGGGCAATGCCTCGGCGGTGGCGTTTGCCTCGCTGCAGACCAGCGCCAACACCATCCACATCCACTGCGCAGTGGCGGCTTCAGGCAGCGACATCAACATGACCAACGGCCTGACCGTGGCCAGCGGCGACACGGTGTCCTGCTCCAGCCTGACCTACACCGCACTGAGCGCCTGA